ATAATATAGATAACTTATTAACAATATTAAGAAAAACATTATCTCAAAAACAAGATGAATCAGAAAATATAATTGAGCGAGATGATAATGAACTTGTAATAACACCATCAGATGACAATAACTTAATAGGACCTGTAAATAATTCAGAAGTAGAACCAGGTACATTATCTCAAAAACAAGATGAAACTGAAAATATAAATGAACTTGTAAGACCACAATTAGATGACAATAAATTAGTAGAACCTATAAATAAAACAGACGACGTAGTTGTAAGTAAACTATCTTCAGCAGCAGCACCAGCATCAGAACCTCAATCAGGACCAGGACCAGAACCAGCACCAACTCCAGCAGTAGTTACCAGCTGTGATGATGAAGATTGTCAAGAACCTATAAATACTTCTCAATTTCAACAAGACATTTCTCTAACTCCACCTGATTTATCTGAAGAGGTTCCAATAACTAATCTCACGCAAAAAATACCAGAATTAAATATTGGAGATAAAATGAGTTGGATTACACAAGCATTAGCAGCATTGTTTTCTACAATAGGTAATTTATTTACTTTTGAACCAGTACAAGACAATGACCCATATGTAAATGAAGAAAAAGAAAAACAGGGATATGTATATGTAGGTAAAATGTATATGAAACCAGAAGATGAAACAAAGAGACCAGAAAAGGTAAAATATATAAATTATAATCCAACTGAAAAGGATTTTTATATAGATGAACGTGAAGAAGTAAAAGAATAATTCATCTTTGGTAAAAAATAGTTAAATAATCATCCATATAATAATTTAACTATAATGTCTTTTCAATATGTCATGGCAAATATTCAAATACCGATTAAAGTATATGAAAATAACGTAACAGAACCATTACCAGAATACATAAAAATAAATATATCAGAATGTAATGAATTGCCAGAGAAAATGGAAACACCTGCAATACAAAGTGATTTTATGAATAAAATACAAAACATAATATCATCAAATAAGGAAGAAAACCAAGATATAGTAGAAATGCTTACTATATCAAGTGAAGAGTTGAATCACAAAAAACAAAAAAAAAGACCACATAATATGACATTTAAAAACAATATAATGTCAAAACGAAGAACACTAAAAAAGTATGCTTAATTCATAATATTAGGACGTTGTCCCTTCTCAACAATTAATGGTTCAGGAACCATAACAGGAAGCTTATCAATAACATTGAGCGATTTTACATTATGAATATTAGGGTTTACGGGTGCTTTTGGTTTAACCATATTACTTGTGCCAATACCAAATAATTGTGATTCAATATCACAAGGATTACCAGATAGATTTCTAGGAGCAATACGTCCTTGTAATAATCCATCGCCAGCAAAATAGGTATTAACTGGATTTCCATAATTATTTTTTTGACTTGTTAAGTAATCGCACATATTAGTATTTGATAATTGTTCTAAAGCATAATCGCCCTCATTATTTTTACTACGTGTAGAAGCCATCTTTGTATATAATAATATATATTTTATCTACAAAGAAATAACCTTATTTATTACACCTTTGGACATTTAAAACGCCGACTTTGGCGAATTAAAAAAACAAAAATGTAATGGCGAATTTCACGCCTTACCATACTTATCTTCCTAAAAGGAGTATCGTAGGTATTTATTCTTTTTGTTCTCTAAAACATTTTGGTCTTCTTTTTCCTTGTTTTTCACATTGTAAAAGAAGTAAAATATTTTTAGAAGCATTTATATCTCTATCCATACAACATAATTTACACTCGTTGGAACTACAACGGATTACGCTATGGTATTGAGACATTCTTGCTTTTCCTTTACATAATTTCTTGTTTCTGTAAAGAGTTATTCTTTCAAAACATTTATGGCAGGTTTTACTTGTTCCCCATTCATCTATATCCACAACATCACAAAATCGTTTCAACTCTTTCTTTAATTTTAGAATTGGAGTTGTAGGGTGATTTTTTACTAATCCGTGTTGTTGTGAATAATCACCAAAACCTATTAAGGTTTTTTTATTCTTTGTAATGTTTCTACATATTTTTTCTAATGTTGCTTTGCTTCTACAATAAGAAGTGAAGTTTAATCCTCTAAAATTCTTATCACAATGGAATTGAAAAAATGTATCTATATTTGGTAAGACATATTCAAAATAATTTAACATATTTTTAGTATTACTTACTTTGAAACTTGGAATACTTTTCCATAAAGCATAATGTTTCCATTCTTTATACCAAGTTTCTCGCTTCTTACAAGCATAAATCATTTTGCTATTGTATCTATATTCTTTTGTAGAGCATTGTAATATTTCGTTATTTTCATTACAAGAGGTAAATAATGCTCTTACACCTGGGTCAATGCCGACATATTGTTCGTAATCAATATTTTTGATTTCTTTTGTTTTCACTTCTTTTGCTTTTGGTCTATCCATTGTAATCACTCCACATTTTCCATCAGTAAAAATAGTGTAATGAAATTTCTTATGTTCTTTTTCATATTTTTCAATATTAAACAAGTTTAACCAGTATTCTCGTTTCTTTTCATTAAAGTCTTTACAATTTTGTTCTTTGGTTAAATAAGAAATAATATCATTAAGAGCAGTAGAGCATATTTGGATATTGTCCATTGTAAATGAGCTTTTATTTGGTAATAGACTAAATACTTTTACACCCTTTGTATTTTTATATTTCTCAAACTCTTTCAATATCTTATGATATATCTTAATAAAATGAGAAGAATGTTTAATTATATTTGTTTCAGTAGGAATGTATTTTAACCATTGTTTCATTGAAAGAATAAAATAATTTTTACCATTATACTTTTCATCATAAATATCCTTACACCATTTATAAATAATACTTTTTCTTGTTTCACCAGTTCTCAATTCTAAATATTTTGAAAAACGCTTGTAAAAATTAAGTTTCAAATGGTTCTTCGTCATAGTGAATTGTTGTTTATTCAAATTATTTATCAATGCTCCCATTTTATCTCTAAACGGTAATTCTTTGAGTAAATGAGAAAATTGTGAAAAGGATTTATACATTTCATCTTCTTTATCAATGGTAGATTTTCTATTTTTCATTACAGAAACATAAGAGGAAGCATTGTAAAAAAGATTTTGTGTAAGTTCAGGTAATTCCTTATTATCTTCTAATAATCTTGTAAAATGAAAATTCAATAACTTATATGATAAGAAACTGATTTTATTGATATTATAAACTATCTCTTGTATTCCTTGTTTCAAATAATTATTTTTACATAAACTATTCCAAGACATTTTGATACAGACAAAATCTGTATCCTTATTCCCTTCAATCCTTTTGGAAACATCGCTTCTTTTCTTCTTAACTTTGGGAAGTTCCATTTATACATATAATAAAGAAAATAATTTTAAGTTCTTTTTCAAAATATTAATTAAGTTCTTTTTCAAAATATTAATTAAGTTCTTTTTCAAAATATTCCTAAATATTTTCCAATTTTTCTTTTTCCAATTTTTCTTTTTCAAGTTTTTCTTTTCTTTTCAAATATGCCTTTTTATTTATTTCTTTTAATTTTTCAGGGTTCTCTTCTGCTAATTTTTTTAAGCGTTCCTTTGCTTTTTGATTTACTAAATCTTTATTTTTTTCATAATAAGATTTTCGTGAATTATTATAATTTTCTAATTGTTTTTTTAATTTTTCGTTTTCTTCTCTCAGTAATAGATTTTCCTTAATGAGTTCTTCGTTATTCATTAAGGTAATACAACAAATTATTTTTATATAATTTTTACTATATAAAAATCGGCGTTTTAAATGTCCAAAGGTGGAAAAACTTTGGCGTGTAATTTTTTATATTCAGCCATTTGTGATATATCTGTTATATTTTGGTTAGTAAAAATAGTCTTTAATAGAGAGTGAAATAAGTCTAAATAATCATAACCAAATAAAATCGTTAAACCGATATTAGGGTCGGTTGAAAACATATAAGAACCAGCTTTTTCATATAACTCCATAATTTCAGGTAAATTTATTGTATTTTCCATAACATAATCAAGAGTATGAGCGGCAGATTCATAATCATACATCATCTCATCTTCAGTTTCATCATCTAAATCCATAGTAGTAGTATCGGGATAATTATTCGGGTCCATTTTGAATACATTACGTAGACATTTGCGATATTCGTTATTATTAGAATATTGAATGTTCAAATTAGTTGGATATGAATATACAGATGTCATCATTTACTAAATAGAGTAAAGTATAATGTTTATGTTATTTTTCAATAAATATTATACGGAAGGGAAAAATTCCCAATCTAAATCTTCGCATACTTTTTTCCATATCATATCTTGTTCGAGTTGTTTTTCTCTATCCTTCATCATCGGGATATAGGGTAAATATTGTGTTTGGTCTAATAATACACATAGTTGATGTAAGGTATACGTATAATTAAAAAAGTTGGTTCTATTAGCGGGACAATGGACCGCCCAAGGTTTTTGAATTTCAATAAATAATACACATAACGTTTCGTGTAATTCTTCATTCATAACCGGTGGTTTTATTCCGAAAAGAGAATTGATATATTGTATATGTTCGAAGTATTTATTAAGACCTAATTTACGTAACAACTCTCTCATTTTGTCGTAATTAATTTGAGACATATCCGTAATTCTTTCTTTTTTAATACGGGCTTTTATAGCATCAATCACTTCTTCCGGTATTTGTGTGGTTTCTTTCGCTTGAAACTGTGAAAGGATTTCTTTAAAATGATTAAGACGTATATAAGCAGTATATGAAACTTCATTTGGAGGATCTTTATTATTTGGTTTGGAACTATCTACAATATAGGTTATGAATTTACCACAAGAAGGGTTATTGCAAATTAAAATACCCTCTTCGTCTTGTGGTATCATTTCGCCCATTTTACAAAACTCACACGTGTCGGACTCAACAAAATAATCTTGAGAATTAGTAAATTCATTAGTCACATTTCTCCAATATTGCTGTGTATTTTTTTTGGATTGTGTGTATTTATGAATATTTGCATCAGGCGATTTATCATCGGATTTAATCTTAAAAAAATTATTAAGTGCGTCGGTTGAAGCAGTATCGTCAATATTTGATGAAATCTGTTGTTTTTGTTCGAAGTAATCAAAAATGAATTTGGAATTGTTTAATAAATATTGTTTCTTTTCGTGTTTTAATTCCTTTATTTTATTACGTATTTCTTTGATTTTATCTTTACAATTCATAATCTCATCAATTTGTGTATGCTTCAACGTATGAATATGTTTTTTGATTTCTTCTTTCTCTCTTTCTAATTGTGGTATAGTTTCAGTTTCTGTTTTATTAAAGTGGTCTATTAATTCGCTATGTTTTTCATCAATCGTATGTATAGTTTTTGATTGTATAGGTTGCCCCTTTTTTTGGCTTCCTGTCATTAGATGAAGTATTTTATATAGGTGTTTTTATGTTAATTTTTTGTCAATAGAATATTATTACACTAAAAAAGAAAGGAGGGAGTAAATAAGAATAAAGTAAGAATTTTTATAGCATGCAAGTTGTAGTATTAGTATGAGTATGAATAACAAAAGGAGGCTTTGAAAAATAGCATTGTTTGCAGTTAGTGGAATACCACAATGTAATCAATACATATAATCCTAATATATAATATGTCATTTTGCTTTGTATGTTGGTAATAATAACATGCAAAGTTTATCAATTTTGTAACCACTTAAACGTTAATCCTAATACATACTAATGTTTGTAAACTGTGTAATTATACCTATAGCAATATACCAATTAGTAGTATTACAACAAGATTATGAAATAATTAATTTGAAAGTATATGATAAATTCTTTCCATCAAAGGATTATATATTTTACATAGACGACTTACCATATTATGGCGAATTGTCACAATTATCTCACGTATATAGTAATTATGGGTATGAACCAAAAAATGGATATAGTATTTCAAATAACACACTTGTAAACGACCACAAAGGACGTGTGTATTATAAAAAGGGTAAACAACTCTTCAATAACAAAGATGTATTTTCATATTATGCTGTAAATAGAAAAACACAATGTGTATCAAAACGAGGGGAAATAACAATAGTATCATCAAATGGAATAATAACAAAAAGTGATTTCTTAATTGATAATGAGAATTGGTTAATAATTGGAAATAAAAAAGAACTGGATTCTATTTTTTCAAAAACAAGTATTGGTACGATATCTTATTATATTTATGGAAATGATAATCTAATCAATACAAGTAATATGAGAAACGAAATCCAAGAAGATAAAAGTTTATGGTATTTTCAAGCACCTAATAAGTTTTTAGGTAATATAGCCGTAGCATATGGCGGAAATGTAGAATTTGATATAGTATCTTTTTCGGGAGATTTTTCGAAAAAAACATCTGAAAATAATTATGCGGTCATACTTGAATGTGATAGTTGTAATACGAAATTAGGTATACCAATATCAAGTGTAAAAGGATTAAGTGAATTTATGGGAAACCCATCACATATATCAATATCATTATTAGAAAATACAGGTTGGTTGGCAGAAGATAAATCAACCGGATTATTGAGAGAAGTTGTAAATAAATGTGATATAATATTCATTTTATCAAATATATCGGCAATACAAATATTAGGTGACTGGACTCTATGGTATGAAACTATAGGGATAGATAATGTAGTTATACAAAATGAAAAATCAATGAAATTGCCGATATGTTAACACCACATACACTTTTGTAATTTGGTAGCACAATCAAGGCAGATTCTTGGTGCTAAATACAAATATCCAAAGGGATTACATATATGGTCCGGATTGCTATATCCATGAACCTTCTTTTTTCTACATTTTCTACATTTATATCTTGCGGGACATAATGGCACTTCGTTTTCATGAATTTTATGTTCTTTACATATGAATTCGTGTTTAGTAGGTTTCATATATTTTTCTATAGAGCTCATAGTAGTATTCTATATTGAGATTTTGTTGAACTCGTAAATAGTTGAATAAAATCGTATTTAGAAATAGTATAATGGATAATAAAAATAGTGAAACATCTTTATTCGATTTACCAAACAATATAAAATTAGAAAAGCCTGTATTTCAAAAAATGATATTTATAATGAATGCTTTAGATGAAGGTTGGAGTATTAAAAAATCGAAGGATTCCTATATTTTTACGAAAAAACACGAAAATCGACAAGAAATATTTCAAGAAGACTATTTAGAGAAGTTTTTATTAACAAATAGTTCATCGAATGCTTTATTATGCAAACAAATATAATATTTTTATCCTTATAAATATTATAATTTTATAACCAGACATTATCTAGTAAATACAAATATATTTAGGATATTACAACTGTAATTAGAAATTTACAATTGTAATTTAATAAATCGGCGATAAAATTACAAAAAATAGAATTATCGGTGAATATGGTATTAGAAAAATTATGTGTGTTTAGCAATAGTCTTTAAAAAAATTAATTATACGTATTTTTCTGAAATTTTTTTCTTTGTAAAGTATATAATTCCATACAATGGCTGGAGGTTTAATGCAATTAGTCGCCTATGGCGCACAAGACGTATTCCTTACTGGAACCCCTGAGATTACTTTCTGGAAAGTCTCTTACAGACGCCACACTAACTTCGCAATGGAGTCCATCGAACAGACCTTCTCCGGTCAAGCCGATTTCGGTCGCCGTGTTACCTGTACTATCAGCCGTAACGGTGATCTTGCCTACCGCACCTACCTTCAGGTAACTCTTCCCGAGATCAACAAATCTATGGGAACTGAAGATAATCTTCATGCCCGTTGGTTAGACTTCGTAGGTGAGCAGCTCATCGCCCAAGTTGAGGTTGAGGTTGGAGGTCAGCGCATTGACCGCCAATATGGTGACTGGATGCACATCTGGAACCAACTTACCCTTTCCAAGGAGCAACAGGCTGGTTACTACAAGATGATCGGTCACACTACCCAGCTTACCTACCTTACCCACCCTGACTATGCTAACGTAGCTGGACCTTGCGCTTCCACCGGTGCCCCTAACCAGGTATGTGCTCCCCGCAACGCTCTTCCTGAGACTACTCTCTATGTTCCTCTTCAATTCTGGTTCTGCCGCAACCCTGGACTTGCCCTTCCTTTGATTGCTCTTCAGTACCACGAGGTCAAGATCAACATTGACTTCCGCCCCATCGGTGAATGCCTTTTCGCCGTAAGCGCTCTTACCGGAACTGGTGACTTATCCGTCCGTGCTGCTTACCAGCAATCTCTTGTTGCCGCATCTCTCTACGTTGACTATATCTTCCTTGATACCGATGAGCGCAGAAAGATGGCACAGAACCCCCACGAGTACCTCATCGAGCAGGTCCAGTTCACTGGTGATGAGTCCGTAGGTTCTTCCTCCAACAAGATCAAGCTCAACTTCAACCACCCATGCAAGGAGTTGATCTGGGTCGTACAGCCCGATGCTAACGTTGACTACTGCAACTCCCTTGTTGCTGGTGAGACTCTTTTCAAGACCCACGGAGCCCAGCCTTTCAACTACACCGATGCCATCGACTCTCTTCCCAACACCATTGCCGCTTATGGTGGTGTTGGTATCGCTACTGCATCTGATACCGATGACTATAACCTTGCTGGTATGACTAACACTGGTGCTAGCAACGCTGCTGCTGCTGAGAATGAACCATCACAAGGTCTTTCCGATGCCGGTTCCTTCGTCCTTGCCGAGACCGCTCTTGACATGCACTGCTGGGGTGAGAACCCTGTAGTCACCGCTAAGCTCCAGCTTAACGGTCAGGACCGCTTCTCCGAGCGTGAGGGTTCCTACTTCGATACCGTCCAGCCTTTCCAGCACCACACCCGTGCCCCTGATGCCGGTATCAACGTATACTCCTTCGGTCTTCGCCCCGAGGAGCACCAGCCCTCTGGTTCCTGCAACTTCTCCAGAATTGACAACGCCGTCCTTCAGCTTGTCCTTTCTGCCGGTGCCGTATCCGGAACTGCCACCGCCAAGGTCCGTGTCTACGCTGTTAACTACAACGTTCTCCGTGTTATGTCCGGAATGGCAGGAATAGCGTACAGTAACTGATCAAATTTACAGTTATTGCGTGACCTACAAAGTATTTTAATAAAAAGGGTTTTCCCACAAAAACAAAATAAAAATTATAAAATACAAAAAACAAATAAAAAATGTAAAATAGTTAATCAATTACCCAGTCGGTTTTTGAACCTCTATAAAATATAATAAAAAACTATAATGTTTTTATTATACAATAATCAATCTAATTATTCGTTTCCTTTTTTGATTTCCTGTAATCAGCTAATTCTTTCGCTTTCTTTTTCTTATATTCTTCATCTCCATATTTTTTTCTTAATTCTTCTCGTTGTTTTTGTTTTCTAATACGTGCTTGTTCTCGTTTTTCTTCAGGTGTTTTTTTGTTTGTATTTTTTACAATATTTTTTGATGATTTATGTGTTTTACATATAACTGTAGGTTTTTCAACATTAATTTTGCATTTCATAAATATTTCAGTCATTTTATTAAATAATTCATCTAATTCCAAATCTTTTTTAATATGATTACAGCTACCACAACAAGATTTCACATTATTCGTTATATACCCCAAATTATTATTAATACGGTCAACGCCATTTTTATATTTTTCGTATGATTCTCTACCACATAAATAACATTGTGAATTTATAATTGTATTATATTCTTCAAATGTTAATTCAAATGGTAAAGATTTATTACAAGCGCGTATCTTATACTGAGTATAAGATGCTGCATTAGTATCACAAAACTCTTCAGGAAAATAACGCCCATTAATTTTGTTATTATATGTCAAAATATGTTCTATACGTTTCAAAAACACATCGGTAGATAAAGAACATTTCATATAATTACAAGTCTTACAACAACTTACACAATTATCCAACACATAACCTTTATTTGAATCCAATCGGTCAATGCCATTAAACCCACGTTCTTGAATAACATTGCAATAATGACAAGTTTCTTTTACGATTTTATTGAATTCTTCTTGGGATATTTCAAAATCCAAGTTTTTGTCTCTTGCAGACCGAATATAATTCGAATAATGTATGTTTAAATTTTCTAATCGTGATTTATTATTTTCTTTAGTTTTTTCAGGATTATTTTCCCTCCATTGTTTTGCATTTTGTGCGTTTCTTTTCAAATATTCACTAATATCTTCGTCAATACGTCGCTGTCTATGATTCATACAATACATAACAACCTTTTCATAATTTTCTTCTTTCCATTTTAATTTTGTTGCAAGTCGTTCCGGGTTTTTAGAAGCAACACGGTCCAATTCATTACGATGTTGTTTATCTCTTTTTTGGTCTTGAATACGGTTACTCACTCGGCAATTGTTACACGTTTTTGTATTTTCACCATTAACTCCAATAAATAAACTATTTTCTAACTCTTGACAACACGTCGTGCAAGTTTGATGTGTATCTGTTTTTTTACTATTTTTTGCTTTTTCTCTACGAGAGCGTTCTTGTTCTCTTTCCTTTTCTAGACAATTTTGACAACGTGTATAATGATAATCCAACTCTAATTGAACTCTACACCCACGAACATAATTTTTACATACCTTTTTACCAATAGATAAGGTATCATCGACAAATATACAAATCTGGTGTTTCTGACAATATTTGTTCTCTTCTGAACGTTTGAATACACATTTATCATTAGCACATAATACAATGTTTTCACGGTTTATTTGTTTATTTTTCTTTCCTCTACTACGACAAGACGCGCACGTCTTACCATCTGGTATATAATATGACTTTTTACAACCGGAACATATTTGTAAATTTGATAACATTTCTTCTGTATAATCAATCATATAATCGTGTTTTTTACAGAAACGTGTATCATTTATCGTATTACATCTACAACCTTTTAGATTTCTATCTATTGCCAAACATTTGGTCATCTTGATATATTATATGTATATATCTTTTTATATAGTTTTATATAAAAATAAAATTATATAATTCCTAAATATTCTCCTTCTTCTCTTGAGCTAATTTTTCCTTCTTTTTAAGATATGCTCGCCTGGCGTATTCTTTTTTCTGTTCTGGGGTAGGTTGGTAAGTGCTTTTATAATTGGTTCTTTTTTGATAATCTCTAACCCTTTGTTTATGAGCTTCTTTATTTTTCTCATACAATTCTTTACTATAGGCTGGTGCCGTATAACGTTTCAAATGTTCTTTTGTAGCTTGTAATTCGCTTTCTAATTGAGCTACCATTTCTTCAAGTTCACTGATACGAAGGTCTTTATCCATTGTCTTATTTTACAATATTGTATATAGAGTAGTGTTTATATAATTTCTCAAAACAATATTTGTCTTATAACGAAAAAAGTATATAATTAGACACTACCATAATAAGTATATTGATAGTACACAATGAATAATCAAATTTATGAAGATAATTATACAAATATAGTTGAACCGAAATATGGAAACAAACGTGATTCAACCAAAGATGAAATACTAACAAGCAATATATTGTTTTCCCATCCATACTCTATTTCAAAAACCGAACGAATAGACTTGACATCATATGAAACGTATAGTATAGACCCAATTGGATGTAAGGATGCGGATGATGCGTTCTCAATATATACTAAAAACAATAAATTATATTTCGCAATTCATATTGCTGACCCAACTGAATATATAGATTTAAGTTCTAATTTATGGAAAGATATAGTTTCGAGAACAACCACAAAATATCCATCAAATCGTGCCCCAATTCATATGATGCCCGACCAAGTATTAGAATTATCCAGTTTACAGGGTTCAAAAGAAGGTAATACTAAAAATGCGATTACAGTATTATCTGAAATTAATTCAACCACATATGAACCTATTAACGAAATCAAATTATTATTTACACGAGTTTTTGTAAAAAAAGAAAATGCTTATAGTTATAATGATGCTGCCCTTATATGTAATGACATAAAAGCGTTTTCTATAGGATTAAAAATAAGCGAAACATTGAAAGCAAGACGTTCATTAAAAACAAAATGTATCAAACTAAATGAAGTATCCACAGCATATCCTATATACGAAGATAATCACGTATATTTATACGAAGATACAAAACAAGAACGATTAATGAAACAAATGATTGCGGAATTTGCCATATTTGCGAACTCTTTTGTAGGGGAATATTTAAAAATCCATTTAAATACCGGTATTTTTAGAACGTGTAATGCGAGTGAATGGTTAAACACAGTTTATAGCGAAATATCCGGCGAAGAATTATTACAAGAAATAATAACAAATGGTATCCGAGCAGATTATATGGCTAATATAGAATCACACGATTTGGTAGGAATGCCCGAATATTGTCATTTTACATCACCCATTCGTCGTTTATCGGATTGTGTATGTCATTATTTGCTGAAATATATCTATTTCAAACATAAAAGTTATAATATGCCCTTTTCCGAACAAGAATTAGATCGATTAGCTACAAAATGTATGAATACAACCCGTTTTGAGAAGAAAAATCAATATTTAGATATCAAATTTCGTTTATTACAAGTAATGGCGAATATGATTTATGAAAGAAAACAAATAACTATTGAATATTATATTACAGGTTATAGTGGTCTATTCTTGAATATTATTATTTGTAAAATAAACCAGTTTCACGTTCATATGTCATATACACTACGTGTTCGTGATTATGCAAAGGATATTGACCCAAAAAAAAAAGATTTTATAATCATTAGACGTGTAAATTGTTTTACGAATTATGATGAAAATACAATACCCGAATTAGACGCATATATACTATAAAAATTATTTGTAAAAGTATCATAAAGATAAAATGTTAATCTATATTAGATAATGAATGAATATTATATACTACGGGTTGGCAATTTTGCCACAAACGCAAATACAAAAATATATTATAGCTTGTTTACAATAATGTTATGCATTGAAGAATATTTAACAATTAATAAAATAGATTGTTTCAATATAATGATTAATTCAACGGTTATATGGTCTATAATAGAATTTATATTACACGTTAGCAAAACACGTGTAATAAGACCGATGAATCTCTATATTTTAAATAATAAATATCAATTACCAATGCAAGTAGGTGTATTTTTACAAGGTTTTCAAGAAGGTGGTTGTATAACAACAATAGGATTATATTTTGGAGATAGGATACATATAAGAAAATATTTTTTATTCCTTCACTTTATAATCCTTTTTATAATCTGGAATGTGAGTACTAGAAAACTTCAAAACAAAATCTCATCAAAAAGACAAGTGAATACATATACATCAATAGCATTAATGAGTTCAGTATCAACGTATAATATTATAAAACTCTACCAAAATCCATCACATATACAACGAGCAATAAATATGTTATTTGTAATGATATACATATCTTCATATTGGACGTTTATAGCTTGGTATAAAGGTTTTCGTAAAGTGAGAGTATATAAAACAATATGCGGTGAAAGAATGAGAATAATAAATAAATATAATACAATAAATGTATTGGGATATGACGTAATTTTTGAAATAGGTATGGCATATTTATTCTTTTATTGCTATTATATAGAATCCAATATGCTAACTATATAATCACATATTACTATCACAATTCACAATTATTTTTATGCAGTGTCTTACGTCTAAACAATAACTATTCAATCGTTGTAAAATCATATTACCTAATCCTATATTTTGATAATCTTTGCGTATCATGATATTTTCAATATATCCCATTTGACTTAAGTTGGTTGATGTATTTGTAATAATAATAGTTCCAGTGCCTATTATCATATGTGTATTTACATCTTCAACAACAAAATATACATAATCATTTTCTAAACTATCTAATATTTCACGTGTTCTTAATATACTTCGATCAACTTCTGACAATAAACTCATAACATCATAATATGAATGTTGTAAATCAGGATATCTTAATCTTCGTATACATAATGTTTTACCAGACAATATAAAAACGGGGTTCATAGTATTATACAATTATATTATTCTAGATTCAATAAAAATGATTAACATTATATGATTACGTATATTACAAAAAATAAGTAGTTACTTAAGCCATATATGCAACGGTAAATAAAATGTCTTATAGTGGAGAATCCAAAACTATACAAGACATATTGAGTCATTAGATAATCAAAACAAAAAAGATATAATCGTCACTGACTAAAAATGTATTCAATTAAGTTATAGAATGTTGAACGAAACCTTGAAATTGTATCAACAATATTTATATTATTTAGGTAGATTATTTGCAGTATTGGTTTTTGGACCATTTTTGGTATATAGAGGAAAAAAATACAGAGATAATATATTGATATTATTAGGATTATTACTAATATTATGGGATGGTACAAAATTAATTATTCAAGCTTATTATAACGATTATTCTTACTGAAAAGTGTAAAAATAAAAAGGACAAATAGTCTTTTTTATTTTTGGATTACGTGTTATCTTATTTTTCAAACATTATCATAAACATTATGGGATATTCTATGACGCACCTCAATTGAAGTAGTATTATTATCAATTGTATCATCACTACTCATATCTTGAATATCTGGTTCGGTTGTTTCGTTTATTTCTTCCTTTGTTTCTAATATATGATTAGCCTCTCTTACAGATTCGGGTTCAGAATCAGTTTGTAAAGGAGTATCTAATTCAGAATTACGTTCATTATCAGTATCATCATTCAGATAGTCTTCATATCCGTAGTGTATGTATTTTTCTAAAGCATTGAAAATTATAGTAAGAAAAGACATTAGTAAATAATACCCGATATTTTTATACTGGTTATAATGTAAATAGTTTGTGTCTTGGTAAAATATATATTTATCTGTAAATCGTATAAATACAAAAAAACAATAATATTAAAATACTAAATATGTATCGTTCAAACGTATTAAATACCCAAAATGATTTATTATTAAGCAATTTGATGGAATTTTATAACAAAAATGATAATTTGGATAAAATGATGAGAATTATTAATGGTGAATCCGAAATATCACTTCGAATTGTGGATTGGTTTGTTACCAATTTCGCTAAAAAATATTATACTGTCTATGAAATATCTGTAAAAAAGGATAATGAAGAAAATGCAACAAGATTCAAAGTATATAATGATTATAAACTAAAATTAAAGGCATATTCTAAAAAACGATTTGACCCATTTTGTCGATGGGATAGAATATCCATACCATATAATGAAGACAAAGTAATGGAAACAACTATAGGTCAATTAAACTTTTTTAAATGGGCTATTGAGAACAAAATTATCGACTATATTAAAAATAATTATGAAACAATAGAAAGTGATATGAATAAACGTAATATAACAACCAAGAAGCGTGTCACATTAGACAATACATCTAATGAGAAACCCGAAAACAATAATACAAAAACTAGAAAACGTCGTGAAGAATTATCAGTATCAGCTTGTAAAACAATCAAAAAAGAAAATGTAAAGATTATAGTAAAATTTAATTAATAATATTTATTTGGATAATAATTTATTTGGATGCATTAGATAAAGGTGAATTTGGCGGAGGAACAATATTTTCGTTTTGAATAATAATATTTTGAATAAATTCTTCTATTTGTGAAATCCATTTATTCCCAGGATCATTGATATCATTGTCAATATATGATGCGTCTTCGTTAGTTAATAAATTTAAAACCTTTATTGAGTTTGTGCTATTATCACAATCCCAATTATCATATTTACTCAACCATTCATCGTGATATTTTTTACATTTTTCAAGATAAGATAATTCAATTCCACCTTCACCCTCTCTTGAACGTTTCTGAATACGCTTAAAACATACATCTGCATCGGAATTAATGTATATATGTCCTGCAACGTTAAAATCTCTTGCGTGTTCGTCAGCCATTAATCTGTATATTTTGTAATCTAAATCGCTAATAACCCCATCATCATGCAACATTTTAGCAAATATTTCTTTATCGGCATCAACAGAACGTTCGCATATTAGCATATCACAGTTAGGATTATTTATAATAGTGTCACGTATTAATGACAATCGTGTAGTTAATGCCATAACTTGAAATTGAAAAGCATATTTAGAAGGTTCTGCGTAAAATTTCTGTAATATAGTTTCTCCGTTATTATCCTTAATTGTTTCCCAAATATCAACTGGTTCTTTTACAAAAATAATATTTTTCTTGTCTTGGAATCGTTTTTGTAATTCTTGCACGATGGTGGTTTTACCGGCACCAATATTTCCCTCAATCGAAATAATAACGGGTTGACACATTTTGGTAGATTAGTTATAGATAATCTGAATATAATTATACATAATTCTAAATGAATATAGTAAATTCAATTTTATATTACAAAGAAAAATATGATACTAATATATACTGGTATGGAAACAGTTCCACTTACTGATGTAAATGAAGTCGCTGTAAGCGAAAAAAAGACAGAAATATCTACTAAATCTAAATGGCAATCATTTAAGGATGAAATTAATGCTATTAAAGAAATTGTTAGCGACCAAGATTTTAAACAGAAGTCTGGTGCTTATGTAGCATTTACATTAGAAATATATCGTGTATTAATGGGAACATTATTGGTATTTTTCGTCCCCCAAAAATGCGGAGACCATCTTTGTGGAATTAGTGACATAATTTCTAAGACTGATGCGAATTACCTTGGTAATGTAGGTGTTAATTTAGCTACATTTGCCGCATTTTTCTTAATGTATATTATTGAACTTCGTCGTGAAAATAAAATGATTTCTTACTTAGAAGTCAATAAGGAATTCCCTGCTGATAATGATGCTGTAGGAGAGGCATTGCTACTTTTACCAGAAGAAAAAAGAAAGGTAATTTTGAATTTAGATGGTTCTTATCAAATTTCTTGTTATATTGCTGCCTTCTTTTACATAGCAAATTCCGTATACAGTGGATTAACTATATATGAGAACTTTTATGATAGCAAAACAACAACTGTATTTGTAACCAACTTGCTATTTTTAGTAGGCAAATTAGTAGATGTATATGGATTAGCCAATACTGAAACTAATATCTTCTATTCTGCTTACTTGAAAGAAAAGGTCCAATATAACTATGCTGACCCTGATAAAATCAAGGAACCAAAGGTAGTTGATGTAACTGATGTATATGAAGCCAAGGAAACCGCATAAATATTCAAAGTGTAAATAACATATTACGAATAAACATGTTATTTACAAAACTGATATAGGCTTATAGAAAAGTATATCCAAGTATTTACTTGTAGTAGGAAACTCGTCATTTCCGTAAACATCCTGTAATAATAGCCATTCAAACATACCGCCCATATACAAGTATATATCTGTAAAACCTAAATTCGATAATTGCTTTGCCTTCTTCTCTACACTTTCATCATTCGTATTTTTTCCATATATAACAAACTTTGGATTGAAGTCATATTGATTAATATATTCGTTTATCACCTTTTCTTCCGTTTGGTAAGATATTGTGTTTTTAATTAGACATTGTTGTTCGTTTGATATTAATGTATTGATAATAACATATTCTTTTGGTCTTGATATAATCAATTGCATATCTTCAAATGATATTTTTTTATGTGTTTGCTGGAAAAACCCATTAAACATTTCTATAATAAAGGGTATGTATATTTTTATATATTTTAGAAAATTGAATATAAATATGTTAATATACTAATATCAAATTTTTAAAGACCAACAATCAAAATGGATCTCACACAACGTAAATTATCAAAGTCGGAATGGGAATCGATTGAAAAACCGGTTTCATCACAAGAAAAGGAAATTTTACAAATGTTGAAAGAAGGTTTTAATAATGTTGATATTAAAACAAATAAACATCAGTCTCTATTCTCCTTTGTAAAAATAGATAAAAATGATGGAACCGAGTTGTTGTTATTTCAAAAATATTTCGAGCCACTTTTAAAAGAAATCATTAAAAAGTATGGTAAAAATAACACGGAATTAACAAATATTGAGTTTCCAGGTGCAGGAGGTAAGTTAAAATCATTAAAAAGCATTGATAAATTGCGAATTCAAAATCTAGAATCAAAAATTAGCGAAAATAAAACCAATATATTTGAGTATGTATTGTTGGATTTAGTTACCCAGTTACTACGAAATATATACAAACGAAAACAAAAATACGCCTTTTACTTATACACAATATTACAATTAAAAAAAGCTACTATCCATAACATTAATCACTATTTCGTAGATGTAATGGACCAGATTATCAACTATGTGAATTCATTTACAAAAACTAGCGAAATTATAACCAATGCTTATGAATTTATTGAAAAAAATACCTATTTACTGAAATATGAAGATAAAACTCTATTTTCACATCAAAAAGAAATATACAATATAATAAAAAAGAATGAAGGACCGAAACTAATTTTATATACAGCGCCTACTGGCACTGGTAAGACGCTAACACCGATAGGATTGTCTGAAAAATATAGAGTTATATTTGTATGTGTAGCTCGTCATATTGGTCTTGCTTTGGCAAAATCGGCAATTTCAATGGAAAAGAAAGTAGCATTTGCTTTTGGTAGCGAATCCGCAGACGATATTAGACTACATTACTTTTCAGCAGTGGATTATACACGCAATATTCGCTCTGGTGGCATAGGTAAAGTAGATAATAGTGTAGGAACCAATGTAGAAATTATGATATGTGACGTTCAATCATATAATACTGCTATGCTTTATATGTTGGCTTTTAATGAGGCAAATAATATAATAACTTACTGGGATGAACCAACCATTACGATGGACTATGAAGAACACGATTTACATTCAGTAATACATTCTAATTGGTCTAATAATAAAATTCCGAATCTAGTATTATCTTGTGCTACGCTTCCTTCTAAGGAAGAGTTGAGTCCAGTATTTCACGACTTTCAAAGTAAGTTTGAAGATTCAGAAGTATATACTATTACAAGTTATGATTGTCGTAAATCAATATCGCTAATGAATAAGTCTGGATATTGTGTATTACCACATTATTTATACGAAGATTATTATAATATGATTAAGTGTGCTCGATATTGTGAATTAAATAAAACACTATTGAGGTATTTTGATTTACGGGAAATAATACACTTTATCGAATATGTAAACTCAAAATCGGATATTATTGAAAGTAGTTATAAAATAGATAGTTACTTTACTGGAAATATCAGTAATATTACAATGAACCGCTTGAAAGAATACTATTTGGATTTGCTTTTACAAATTGATGAAGATAAATGGACTTCACTACAAAAATATTTACAAACAACTAGAAAGATGAAGTTTGAAAATCAACAAAATACCATATTTAAAACGAAAAGTGTTGATAGTTACAGAAAATCTGGAACGGAATTGACAAGAACATCAAGTGTATCTATTCCACCAAGCTCAAAATCAAAACAGCCTTCCAGTGGCATTTCTATTACCACTTCTGATGCATATACATTAACAGATGGACCTACTATTTTCCTAGCAGATGATGTTGATAAAATAGGTAAGTTTTATATTCAACAAACAAACATACAAGCGTCTGTATTTGAAACAATATTATCAAGAATTACAAAAAATAGTGATTTGATAAAGCGGATTGAATTCTTGGAAGGCGAGATTTTATCAAAAGAAACTAAAAATAGTAATTACGAAGATACAAAAGTGGTTAGGGAAAGTGGTAGGTTATGTAAAGAATCACAAGAATTTGCGAATGAAATAACCAAATTAAGAAAAGAAATCAAATTGGTAACATTGGACCCTATGTATGTTCCAAATACTATTCCTCATCAAAATATTTGGTCTCCTAATGGGGAAATTCACGAAAATGCGTTTGTATCAAATATTGATGATACTACTTCAAAGGATATTATGGAGCTTAATATTAGTAATCATCTGAAAGTATTACTACTATTGGGTATTGGTATGTTTATTGACAATCCGAACGTCCAATATATGGAAATTATGAAAAGGCTTGCTGAAGAACAAAGGTTATTTATTATAATTGCTTCCAGTGACTATATTTATGGAACAAATTACCAATTCTGCCATGGATTTGTTGGTAAAGATTTAACCAAAATGACACCTCAAAAAACATTACAGGCTATGGGGCGTATTGGTAGAAACAATATTCAACAGGATTATACAGTCAGGTTCAGAGATGATGATATGATTTTAAAGCTATTTGAAAAACCGGAAATTAATACAGAAGCTATCAATATGTGCTCTTTATTTGTTACTGATTAGTCTGACTAATATACGTAAATGTCTCTTCTATATCATCGTGTTTTACTTTATTTATAATTTTCATTTCATTCTTATTAATATTTATCGGAAAGTATTTATTACAATTATATTCTTTGTCAATATGATTCAAATAAATATTTTTTATTTTTAAGTTGTTTATACTATCTTTGAATACACGTTCTCCACCGATTATCCATAATTCATCATAATTATTTTTATTACAAGAATTTATAACCTCGTCTATCGAATTATATTGTTCTACGTTAGTATATAAAATCTCATTATCAGAGATATTTTTAGATAATATGATATTTTTTCTATCTGAAAGTGGTTTATGGTTATATATTAATATATCATTATAAGTATTTTTTCCCATTAATACAGCATTATTACCATCTCCACGTGTTAAATTATTAAATGATGTCATATATGAATTTGAAAAATTCCATGGAATATATAAATTATTGGCAATACCGCCATTTTTACAAATAGATGCAATTATGTTTGCGGTTACCATTATATAATAATTA